TCGGCGGGTTCTCGACAGGCAGCGGGGCTGCGGGGAGGGGGACCTGCGGCGGCGCGGGCGGGGGCTCCATGCGGGGGGTCCAGCGGACCCTGCAGACGCCGCGTCCGGGCAGCAGCAGGTCCTTGACCGCAGCCTTGATGGCCTCGTGGCTGTCTTGGTCGTCGAGCACGATCTCCAGCGCTTTTTCCATCACCGCAGCCGCCGTCTCGATGTCCGCCTGCGCTGGCATCCCGGGCGGCATGGCGGCAGGCTGGAGAGCGGGCGGCGGCGGCGGCGCGGGCTCCACCGGAGGCGGGGGCTCAGGGGGTGGGGGAGCCGTGGTGTCCTCGGTGGTGACGCGGATGTTGAGATCGGGCGGGGCCTCCATGGCAGCGCCGGTATTGGGACCGGGGGGCTGCGGATTGGGATTGGCGAAAGGCGGCGGACCTCCGTTCAGCATGGGTGGGGGTGCGGCTTCCGGGCCCAGCAGCGGGGGCGGGGGTCCGCCGCCGCCACCGGGAGGGGCTCCCGGCGGCGGGGCTCCCGGGATGGAGGGGCCCATGGGTGGAACCATGGGTGGGGCCATCATGGGAGGTAGTTGAGGTGGAACAGGCTCTGATTTCTTGACGAAGCGTGATCTGACGACGGGCCGTGGAGGGAGCGCGTAGATGTTCGGCAGCATCACTTCCGTATTGGAGAAAAGTATATTGAAAACAATATCTTGATTGAGTTTCTTCTTGCCCTGCGGGGTATAGTATCCGTCGTTGCGGTAGATGCGGATGATCTCGCGGCCCCTTGCCCGCCAGTCGTGCTCGGCACGCTCGGCGTCGGCAAGGCAGCGCTCCCAGTATTTCCTGTCGATGCTGTCGATGGGGTCCTGCCCGGGATTGCCCGGAGGCTCGGTCGGCACCACAGGGGGGCTCCCGGGCTTGCCAGCCTCGGGGGACTGCGGCGTCGGAACGTCGTCGCTCGGGCCGAACGGGTTGGCCATCGTTCAGCGCCTCGGCCTCTGCAGGGACTTGGGTGGCGGGACAGGCCCCGACCGGGGCAGCGTCTGCGGTCTCGGGGTGGGGGTGGGAACCGTGGCCGGGGTCGCGGCGGTTGTCGCCGGGTCGATGCCAGCACCCCAAGGCCCGGGCAGCGACATATCGGTCGGCGGCCCGGCAGGGGCGGCAGGGAACAGTCCCGACAGGCCGGAGCCCGGAGCGGCAGGGAACAGGTTCTGGGGCTGGCTGTCAACGCCGCTGAACGGCTGGCCCCGGTTGAAGATGTTCATCAGCAACTGGGCGAGGAAACTCCGCTGGGGATTGGGATCGGAGGGGGGCTGCATCGCCATTCCTGTCACTCCAGTTCACGAAACTTGAAGGCGTTGGCGACCAGCAGGGGGTTGTCGTCGTCGTCCTGCCGGACGAAGGTCTGGCGGAAGGGGCGCGACATGCAGGCGTAGCGGGTCTCGTCCACCGCGTGGTCCTCGGCTTCCGTGTCGAGGTCCTCTGGATTGATCTCCGAATGCTGCATCATCGGAAGCGTGCGGAGGATAGCATGGCAGTCCTCAAAGAAAAATATCATAGGGTGGCCGTCGTCATTGCCTCTGAGGCGGGCTCTTATCTGGTCCCAGCCACCCATTCGCTTGGCCACCGAAAGGCGGGAGTTGTCGGCGCGTCTGAAATATATCCCGTGCTTGCCGAGCGTCTCTCCGATGCTGGGGCCGGAGATCACGGCAAAGGCTGCGGGGTCGAGCACGCCGTAGGCAATCTGCTCGCCGTCTTCGCGGTCCCGTATGCCCTTGGCGACGATTTCGGCTGGAATTTTAAGACCTTCATTGGGGCTCTTCGCACCATACCATTCGCGGTATCGCACGATGGCGTTTCTTGGAAGAATGCGTCCGTCGTGCGGCTGGTCGTCCTGCACCACCGCCCACCAGCCCACCGAAAAGGGCCGGGCGGAGCCCCAGTCCATGGAGCGGAACCTGATCCAGTCGGGAGGCACCTTCAGGGATGGCGCGATGACATGACGTTTGCGGTCGAACTCAGGGAAGAAGGCTCCCTCGACAACGTCCCAGTCGCCTTCCAGCCAAGCCCTGACGAGTTCGGGCGAACCGGAAGCCCTGAGACGGTTGATATAGTTGGGATCGTTGAGCAGCAGTGCAGGGTTGTCGGTGACCTTGGCGGCGATGAAGACGCGGGTAAGCCGGGTGTCGGGGTCGCGGTAAGGCCGGTTGGGACCTAGGTCGATGACCCACTGCTTGACCCAGCCGTGGCCGGGACCGCCGGGGTTGCAGGTGGCGCGGAACTGGCACTTGATGCCCGGCACGCTGGAACGCAGGGTCGCCATCAGCTTGAAGATGCCGCGATTGTCGGCGTACTGGGTGAGTTCCTCGACATAGACGCGGGTCAGGCTCCAGCCTTGGTAGTTCTGCGCGTCGGCGTCGCTTTCGAGGTAGGCCATGTGCAGCACCGCGCCGTTCTGGAAGCGGAAGAACTTTTTCTGCTCGTTCCACTGGGCGGCGCTGCCGTACATGATCAGGGCGACGTCGATGGTGTCCTTGAGGTCCTCGCGGGTTTTCCGCACCATCAGGCCCCTTGCGTGCTGTCCCCAAGCGTCGGCATGGAGCCAGAACTCGCCAAGCGTGGCGTAGGACTTGCCGCCGCCCCGGGCGCCGCCGTAGACGACGATGTCGAAGGGAGCCTGCAGGAAAGCGACCTGCGGGCCCGGCTGCGGCCTGAAGCCGATTACAACTTTACGTTGTATATTCATTCCCCTCTATTTCCAGTTTTGGGTCCCATGGCTTTTCGAAATAGGAATTGGGTCCCATCCGGTTTTTTCCTCAGAAATCCTGTCCGTTTAAATTGGTGGACCTCGCTTCGCTCGCCGGGGACCCAAAAATCCGGCCCCCCTGTTTCCGGGTACAACCCCCGGTAGTGCCCAAGTATACTTGGCGTTACTTGGGTTCTACTTGGTCTATGCTTGAGGGCTTGGCCTCGAGGTCTATACTTGCGGTTACTTGCGGTATACTGTGCGCTGCGAGCCACTGTTCTTCGCTCATTTCGTCAGGGCTCGTGGGGCTCGATGAGGGTTTGCGCACAATGAGGTCCACCTGCTGCCGGTCGATCAGGAAGCCATGAAGTTTGGCGATGCCCATGTAGCACTGGGCCGCAGCGGCGTGCTGCCCAGAGCCCTCCGCCTTGCCCGCGATGCGGTAGAGCCCTCGCGTCAGAAAGGGCAGTGACACACGCTGGGCCGCAGCCTCATCCTCCCTCAACTGGGCTATGCGGGCAATCACCCTAGCAGACCCCATCAACCTCGGGCCGTTGGCCTCTGAGACCTTCTGACCCGCGCCGTAGGCGATGCGATAGGCCTCCGCCTTGGACTTGCCGCTTAGGATTTGCTGGCAAAATTGCTCCTGCCGGTCGGACAGGATGATGGGCGCGAAGGGCACAAAAGGCGCGTTCATAAGACGCTCAGAATACGGGCAGGGAAGCCCACAGGCAAGCGAACACAAAAAAGGGCTCCGGGACTAGCCCGGAACCCCAAACGCCTCCCAGCGGCCTCGCCTGTGTCAGTGGCGCGGCATTTCCTCGACCGCCGCCCGTGCGTACTGGAGTTCACGGGTCAGCCAGCGGGCGTTCTCGCGCTCCGCCTTATGCGCCCGCCTTGAGGCGTCCAGTTCAGCCTCGGCGGTCGCGAGATGCTCGCGCTCGACCCGCAGGTCGCAGCACACGTTGTTCAGCGCCTTCTGCGAAATCTCCAGCGCACCCTGCGCCTCGCGCTTGGCGCGTTCCTGCTCCAGCATCTCGCGCTGCATCTCCTGCAACTCGATCTCGGTGATGCGCAACACGCCCCGGCAATCATCCAGTTCATGCTCGGCCCGCAGGGCCCGCTCATACTGGTAGTCCCGCGAATGCTCGGCGTCGGCCAGCGCCCGCCTGCAGGCGGCAAGCGCCTCCTCGGTGCGGTTGCGCTCGGCGCACATCGCGCTGAACGCGTCGCGCCAGTGCTTGGCGACAGCGAGAGCCCGCTTGCGCTCGAACGAAAATGCGACCTCGAAATTGCGCTCGGTCGCGAACTCCTCGGCAAGGTCTGCGAAAACGTCGGCCTTTTCGAGGTGGGTCATGGTCTTGGTGGTCATGGTCGTTTCTCCTTTGAAGGTCAGGGGCTCAGGCGGCGCAGACGACAACGTCGGCGCGGCGATAGCCGATCAGGTGGATGAAGCGGATGGTCGCGGCGTGCTGCGTCTTGGCATACACCGCAGGGCATTCGTAGACATCGCCACCAATGGCGCGAAAACAGACATGGAAAGTTTTCATGGTCGTTTCTCCAGAATGAAAGGGTTGAGAGGGAATAAGATGGCGCTTACTGCGCCACCTCCTCGATACGGGCGGCCTTGAACTGCGCCGCCTTCATGAATTTCTTGGCCTTCAGCAAGGCCGCCTCGGCAGCTTCACGGCTCGGGTAGACCGTCGCGCGGTCCATGCTGAATGCCCACACGGTGCCGCGCAGCGGCCACTTCTGGCCATTGTGGTAAAGGGTGACGATGAACATTGGTCGTTTCTCCAGTGGTTGGAAAGGTTGAAAGGGTTCAGGCACGATACGCCCCATAGCCCTCATGGGAGGACAGTGGCGGGGGAACCTGCGCGGCGGCCTGAGACTTCAAGGCGGCCCCGGCCCTCGCGGGCCCGGTACGTTGCGGTAGTTCCAAGGCAGAATATACAGAGCCCCACTGCATAATGCAATGGGGCTCCACAGGGCTCTGCATGTGGCAGGATGTCGCAGGGGGGAGGGGGCTCTCTAGCGTAGCTGCCCGGTCGAGAACATCCACACCATGAACGCGATGTAAGCGAACGGCACGGTCAGGATCACCAGTATCCAGACCTGCGCCAAGAGCACGACCAGCTTGCCCATCAGCGCACCCCCCGCTCCAGCACGGCTGTCAGCGCCTGCAGCCCCGAGGCCGGGACGTTGTCCACCCTGACCGCGCATTCGTTCCTGAAAATCCCCATCGGCGCATGACCGATGTGCAGGTTGGCGATCTCCGTCCCGATCACCCGCTCGACATGCTCCCCTGCCCCCTTCAGCACGTCGGGCCCGAGGTCGCAGCCGCCGTCGGTGATCAGGAACAGGATGCGGCGCTTGTGCGGCGCTCTCCGCTTCTGCTCGAAGGCGACGGCAAGCATGTTCTCGGTGAGAGGCGTGCAGCCGGTGACCTGATTGTAGGCATAGGCGAACCTGCGCCCGATGGGCTTGGCCCTGCCCTTGGTGATGGCGTGCAGCCCATCGTCGTTGAACACATGCGCGCTGCACTCGACGCCCACCTGCGCTGCGGCCTGAGCCACGACAAGGCCCAGCGTCGCTGCGGCGAGGATGCGCTGGTTGGCCATGCTGGTCGAGCCGTCGATCAGCACCTGCACGTCGGTGTCGTAACCCTCGGTCACCGTCCGCTTGCCGAACACGTGCGGATTACCGGTGACGAGGCGGGACAGGGCTCGCCGGTCGAGCCTGCCGTGCAACCTGCCGCCCTCGAAGTCGTCACTCTCCTCGCGCTTCAGGGCGGCGGCAAGCAGCGACCGCTGCCGTCCCATCTTCGAGGCGTCCCCGGTGACGATGTCCACCGTGGTGCGGCCCCCGTAATAGCGCGTCGTGCGGCCCGCAATCGGCTTGTCGCCCTTGGCATTGAGGATGGCGCGGCGCACCTGCCTGATCACCTCGCGCTGCGCCCTCCAGTCCTTGCCGCTGGACGAGGTCAGCACCTCGTTTTTGTTGGGCGTCATGTCAACCTCGTCAACGAGGTCGTCTGCCGGGACCTCGGGCTCGGGCGCCCGGTAGACCACGACGTTCGGCCGCTGGGCGGCGTTGTCACCGATGTCGGCCATGTACAGCCGGTCGATGCCTTCCTCCCCGTGGCCGCGGGCCATGTCCTCCCAGTCCACGGCGGTGGCGCCGGGCACCGCCCAGCGGCCGCGGTCGCTGCCGTCGATGCCCACCGCGAACAGCTCGGGGTTGCCGCCCGAGTCGTTGTGGGCCCAGATGACGCCGTCGTTCTCTCGGCTCTCGGCGATGCCCGACGTCTCGACGAGAGCCGAGTTCGCCACGGTCGGGGCGGGCCCGGCCACGGGCTCGGCGCCATCGCACAGCTCGTCGGAC